TTACTCCGGATAAAACTCCGGAGCCAGAACCTGCTCGGGCGTCCACGGCCATGTTTCCGGGAACACATCTAGGCCGGTCTCATCCACGGCCTTCGAGACAGCATCGGCCCAGATTTCTTCCTGCCAGTCAGGATCCGCCAACATCGGCTGCAAGCTCGGCGTCCGATGCAGCCGCGCCAAAGCAGCACGACGCTGCTCCTTGATCGTCCGTTGCCAGCTCGAACCCCGGCGACCCGGCTGATATTGCCACTTGAGCAAATGCGCCAGCAGTACTGCCATGCGGCTTGCCAACTCCCGCTGTTCGCTCTTGCCCACGTCCTCAATCTCCTCCGCGATGTGCCGAATATCGATGTCCGACAGCCTGCCCGACCGCAACAGCGCTGCCTGCTCCCTGGCCCACGCCACCACGTCCTTTTCGTAGCTCGTTCCCATAACGCGCTCCTCTGATAACACGCACATTTTACGTTATGCGTTACACCTTGCCGACAACCATTTGGGAGAACACTCCTCACGCCAAGCGCTTTTCGTTACTCCTTGCGCGTAACGACTTTACGTTCACCATAGATCGCTTCACCAGCGGCACGCATCTGCGCTTCGCTCACCAACTGCGTTCTGACGAACGTATCCGCCCAAAGCACCGTCTCCCGCACCTTCTGCCGCTGCTCAAACGTGTTTGCCTTAGCGGCAAGCGAAATCAGATCGAGCATCACATCGAACGACACTGGATTTTCGTTACTCGACGTAACGGGAAGCTTCATCGACTTCAGCGCATGGTTGGCCAACGCACGCTCACTCTCAACAACCCGCTTCAAGCGCTGAACCTCATCTAACGCCTCCTGGTGCTGATCACACTTCAGATCAGCCAGCTCGAATGCCTTGTTGCGCTCAGATTCCGCCAGCTCGACCTGGCGACGCGTGGCCACCAGCTCAGCACGCAACGACTCAACCTCTAGGCGGCACTCATCATAGGCATCAACATCAGCGGGCTTTTTCGTTACCGTAACGCCCCGATCGGCAGCGCGCTCAGCTTGGCGACGAGCTCGATATGCGGCCTGGCGCTCCGCGTTGCTCTTCGCATGACCAGTACGCGGACGACCACGGCCGCGCTTTTGCTCCACCCCCGGCAGATCAGCCGTCACATTATCCGTTACGTCACGCATATTTAACTCCCGACTGGAGATTATATTTTATGTTACCAGTAACGATAAATCAATTATCGTTACAATTCATCAGTAACAAAAATATAGGAAACCGGCTACGTGCTCGCCGGCGCCGCCGCCGCGGCACCGTCACCGACCGGCTTACCGTCGACCGCGCCGCCGGGGCTCATGGTTTGCCGCGGCAGATCGCAGCGGGCGAAGAAATGCACCTCTGTGCCGTAGTCGATCTTGGCTGCACAGGGAGAAACAGCGGTGACCTTGTACCCTGCCCTGGCCAGCTCGTCACCGTACAGGGTCGACACCGGTATGCCGTTCTGCGACAGCTCAAACACATAGCGCTCGCCCTGGCTGCCATTGCGGGCCCAGCCTGCGACGTGAATCCCCATGCCAGCGAACGGATGCTGAGCAGCTTTCGACGCGGCGGCGGCCGAGTCGGTTGCGCCTTGGGCGTGCTCATCCTTGCGCGCGCCAGGCGCAACCGAGCCGACCGGGCTGGAAACGGGCGCACTCGCCGGCGTCGTGACAACCGTAGTCGTCGTCACCGAACTGGGCTGAGCCTTGGCCTGCTTGTCTCGCGTTCGTGCGGTGTTCGCTGACGCGTCCATCGGATTGCCCTTCACTTGCGTCAGCAGAACGGCCAGCACCACCACGCACAGGCCAAAGCCGATCACAGGCCAGCGACGCCAGAACGGCACAATGTCCGTCGCCGCCAGCTCCTGGCCGGCCTCGCTGCTCTTGGTGTGGCTGCGATAGAACTTGTAGTACTTCTTGTCGTACTTGCGAACCGAGGTGTTCACGACATCGCCGCGCACACCGTCCTGCACCTTACGGATATATGCGTTGCTGCTGCCGAACGCGACAGCCTTGCGCACGCGATAGCAGACCTGCACCAGGTCGATGATGTCCTTGCAGACCTTGCCGTAACTCTGCGTGATGAGCAGCACGTCAGCATGCTCATGCCGATGCATGGAATACCACCCCGCGACCTCGCGCCGCGTGCCGGTGCGCGGCAGCGCGAAATGGCACTCGTCGATGACATAGAGCGGGCCGGCACCCGTCTCCGGGTGCCGCCACGAATCACCGTAGTCCTCAACAGCGGAGAACGGCCTCACGACGGCCGGCGCATCGTCCTCCCCATCATCGCCGCGCAACGCTGCGAGGAAGCCGGAAGCAGCTCGTACAGCCTTCGGCTTGCCCTTGCTTGTCGTCACCAGCTCAAGCAACAGCCGCTGCTCCGGAGGAAACGCATCCAGCAACAGCGGCAGATTCGTGATCACCTTCCGACCGGCATTCAGCGCCACCAGGATGTGATAGGCGACGGCCTCATACGACTTGCCGCCACCAGGCGCGCCCAGGAGGATGTTAATCATCGTCGAGGCCCCCGCCACCCGCATAGAAGTTCTCGTGATCGTCCGCCGCCTGCAGATCTACCACGCGATCGGTGACAGCGTTGTATTTCTCCTCGGCCTGATCGGCCTTCTCCTGGTGGTAATGCATCTCAGCGGCGTAACCGAACGCCAATTCCGTCAACCGCTCAATCAGATCCGCACGCGACATGGGTTAGCTCCCGAGACGAGTGAAAGGAATGACCTGGAGGACCAGCTTGATGCCGATGGCCGCCAGGATGATTGCCAGCCCCTCACCCAGGCGGATCATGCCGAGCATATTCACGACCTCGGGCGGCATGCTGGCAAAGTACTGACCGGGGTTCAGCCCCTGGAATGCCTGCTGACCTGGCAGACTGTCGAGGACAAACTGCAGCACGGTCAGGATGCCCTCAAAACCCCAGCAGAACAGATCCGTCAGGATCAACCAACCAGCTGAAAAAACGGCAATCGCGAGCTGACCAAACCAAGTAGCAAGCCCGACGACCTTGGCGATTAACGCCGAGATAGCAGCACCCAACATGCACCTCAGAAAAGGATCTTGCGCGCAGTGAATGCCGCAGTCGCAAGGATGATCAGGCCGATGGTCTGGAACAACGAGCACGGGACGTCGATGCTGCGAACACCGTAGTTGCCCTGTGCCATGACGTTGAGATTCAACGAGAACGCCGGGCACGAACCGCCGCCGAGTGTGGGAAACATCGAGGCGATGGCCTGATAGAACGCAGTGGTTTGGACGTTGGGCTTACTGGCCTTCCAGACCCCCAACATGCCTTCCTTGTACTTGGCGTCGTACAACTTCGGAACGTCACCGAACGGCGTATCGGAAACCGAATCATTAGGCTGGCTGCTAGAACCCGTATTGCCTGTATCCGAATTCGTTGTCGTCGTAGTCGTCGCATCTGGACACTTCGTCGTGTCCACAGCCGTCGTCTGATAATTCAATGGAGAGGCGGCAGCCGTCGCACTATCGTTCGGCCGCGCCTTCACAGTCACTGCTGTGTTTGTAGTGCACGTCTGTAGCGTGCCGTCCGACTTAGCCTTTGTCTCGCTGCCGGACTTCGCACTGGGGTCACTAACGCTATCGGTCCCGCTCATCTGCGTAGGTTGACGCTGCGCATTCTTCTGGGCTTCCGCCTGCTGTTCCGGAGCCATCTGTTTCCAGTAGTCCGGGATGCGGTTCGGGTTCGCCGCCATCTGAGCATTCCACGCCGCCGCAATGTCGGGATACGACATAGGCAACCAATTGGCCGAAGCAGCCGGGTCAGGCTTACATGCGCCACTCTGAATCGTATAGCCCTGCACGCAAAAATCGCCACGGGTCGTGCCGATCGCGTACTCCGCACCATCCTTATTCTTCGCCGTGCAGTTATAGGAAACGGACGTCACCCTCACGATACCAACGACGCTATCGCCAGAAAGAGCCGCCTTAGACGAGCACGCTGCCATCGGACTATTCGCATACTGCACCGGGCCGCTCGACGGATACCACATCCAACCGTAACCATCGAAACCGGTGTCCGACTCATTCGGATTCGTAGGCCCCCTCTTACACCAACCGGTCCCGCTGGACGCGCACTGCTGGATACCCCGCAGCGCAAGATCGCCAACCAGCATAGCTACCATCACCGGCGTCGAAGCACGCGCCACAACAGCGGCCATATCCGCAATACCAATGGCCGACACCTCCATTGCCGCAATAGCCCCAATCTGTTTGCCACCGTAACCAACCCGCGCGACGATGTCCCGGCCAATTTGCACGCCGGCATTGGTGGCATTAACCACACGATCAAGCGTCGACGTTTCTACTGCCCACGACGTCAGTCCAGACGAGCCGCTGCGCACAGGCACGCTCGCCGCATGTGCACCACGGGCAAACAGCGCCAGCACAACCACCACCAGCATGCAAAACACCAAGCGCTTGAGAAACCAGAGCACCATGCCGCCGGCAAAGCGCACGGTGCCAATGAGCAAGCGAGCGATCACAGAATCCTCCCGATGCCCCAAATGAAGACGAGCGCGCTGATAGCACCGATCATGGCCACCAACGCGTAGAAGAGAGCCACCAGCGCGCCCGTGACCATGGCTTACGCCTTGTTGATGCCGCGCTTGCCCAGGTCGATCGCCTTGAAACCGAGGCAGATACCGATGATCGCAACGCCGATCACGCCGACCCACGTTGCCACCGCCGAAAAATCGACGCCGGCAGTGATGGTGTCGAACACCGTGCCGGCCGCGTGGGCCGAGCTGGTGACGGCCACGGCCGCGACGCCCACCGATGCGGCGCCCAGCTTGCGGGCTGCATTGACGCGATTCTTGAACATGTGAAACTCCTCTTGAAATGCCGGGGAACCGCCCGGCACGGTTGGGCTAATGCCCTAAACTTTCCTGATGGCCTGCACCACGATCCCGACGACGAAGCCCAGCCACCAGCAGCCAGTGACGACGCCGAAACCCCAGCTCCACCACTGAAAGATGGTCGGACCATCGATCCCGATCACGGCAAACTGCTCAGCAGTGCAGCAGGTGTCCCCGCTCGTCTGAGCAAACGCCGGCACTGAGGCCAGCAGCAGCAACAGCAGCGCCAACACCAATCGAACGCAGCGCACCATCACCACACCCCCGCCAGACCGCCAAGCGTGTGCAGGTCCTCGCGGAGAAACTCATCCGCAAGGTCCAGGCGCGCACCGTTCAGCTCGAAAAACGCCTGGTCACGCAGAGACAAGGAGCGCAGGAACTGGCCGCGCGCCGACCGGCAGTGATCACGCCATTGGCGGTTCGAACCGGCGACCAGCGACTGCCAGAAACGCCGCTCCCAGTACGCCACCCGACTCGCCATCACGACCATCACAAGCAGCATGGCGCCGAGGGAAAGCAGCCCCACCACAAACTTGCTCGGATCAAACATCGGCTCGATACCCATTACCCCCTCCGACTCATCCTCCGCGCCACGCCCACCGGGAGCCGCCGGCACGCCCGCCGACGGCCGCCCCGTCATTACTCGACCACGTCGAGCGTCATGTCGACCGGCGTGACCGTCTCGACCTCGCCGGTGTCCTTGTTCTTGAACTGGTACGCCTTGCGCTGATAACCACCCAGGCTGCACAGCACCGTGACCTCGTCGCCGCGCTCCCCCAGCTTCTGCCGGCCGCGCACCTCCACGATCTGCGGACGGCTGTAGGCATCCGGCGCCGGCGTCATGATTCGCGTATAGCGCGTGCCCTCGTGCGCACGCATCTGCTCGATGCGACCGCGAACGAGGACCTGCATCGCCTTGATCGAAGCGGGCTGCTTCGCGCCCTGGGTGGTAGTGGGTTCCGACATCACTTCTCCTTACGCGGCAAGCCGCAACGTTTCCCGGCTCACCTGGAATTCCTCGCGGTTGCGCGCCGGGAGATGGCACAACCGTGGGTCCGTCCGTACCGGACTGAAATCGCGTGGAAGCACGGCATCGTTTGCGATGACGTGCACGTCCGTGCCGCGCCACGACACGCCCGCGTCCTCCAACTGCTTACGGCAGCGATAGAACGTCGCCTTCGCGAAATGCTCACGCGTCACCTCGTCGCCCAACGTGGTGAGCGAGCCCCAGAAGCCGTACAAGCGCATGCCGAGCGCGTCCCCATAGACGCCCTTCAACCTGTGCAGCACCGCCCTGCTCTCTCGTACCGTCGCCATCGCCTGTTTCCCCTCGCGCAGGAGCTTCTCTATCTCGGTGTCAAAGACGCCCTCCAAATAGGCGTCCGTCACCTCATCCACTCGCGGATGCTTGCCAAAGTCATACTGGAGCTTGTCGCTATGCACCTCCACCTCGGCGCGCAAGCGGCTGTCCGCCAGGCGCTGGAGTGCTGCGATCTTGCGTTCCGCCAACACGCGACTCCGCTCGTCGTCGTGTCCGTGCGAATGCTTGAAAACCTGGGAGAAGAAGCCCCGCAGGCGGCCACGGTCGTGCACCTGGAACTCGGTGCCCTTGTGATAGAACTTGACCGTCGTGGTCTTGCCGGCGAAGTACACCGCCATCGAATACTTGGCCGCGCCCTTCTTCCGACGCGGGAAGCTCATGAGCTGCAGCCCGTCGAAGAACTCCTTGCACGCAGCCTTCGAGAGCCGATAGACCGACGCCACGTCGACGCGATGAACGGTCCACCAGTCGGCGGCCGGAAGATCGGTCTCCAACAGATCCTCGACCAGATGCACGAAGTCGCGGCACGCCTGGCGGAAGCTGGTCGGCCCGCCGTACACGTTGTGGCCGTGCTTGATCTTGTGCACGGACGCCTCAATCAGTACGTACGGCTCGCACGGCACCAGCTCGGGACGGCCGTTCTTGTTGACCACCCATTCCTCGTTCTTCGGGATCACCGAGATCCGCGAATCCCACGAGCCAAGCAGTTCGCCCGTGAACAGCTCATAGAGGATTTCGCCGCTGGCGCAATCCAGGCCCGAGCGCAGCAGGCACTGACGTTTGATGCGCTCAACAACGGTGTTGCCAAGGTACGGGGAACGCAGACGGACGGTGTCGTAGGCCATGCGCTCAGAACCCCTCGCCAGAATCGGGCGGAGTCTCATCCGTGAGACTGTCAGGCGGTGCTACCACGCCCGCCTGACAAAAAGCAGCCTCGCTGCGCGAGGCCAAAAACTCGGCGTCAGCAGCGTCAAAAAGTGCTGTATTCACCTCGTCAAGGGAAAGGGAACGGCGGGGAGCGGCCACACGGCCGCCCAATGCATGGCGGTATGCCAGCTCGACGGCGCGCACGCGGCGCACGGCGGCCTTCTGCTCCAGCACGTGGCGCAGCCAGGCCGGCATACGCGTACCTGCGGTAGCTGATGCCACAGGCTTGATGTCTCGACGCTGCATCGTTTACCCCTCGTCCGGGTTAACCGGTTATATTTGCGCCGTGCTCTCAAGTGAGAGACGCTCTCGGGCGAGAGAATACTCTCAGGCGAGAGCACCCGCAAGAAGGGAGGATTTCGTGAAAAGCAGCAAATACCTGGACGCGCTGATCCAGAAACAGGGACTTAAGAACGACCGCGCACTAGCGGCGTACCTTGACGTGGGCACGAACACGATCAGCCAATGGCGAACCGGCACGCGCTCGATGGACCATGAGATGTGCCTGAAGCTGGCACTAGCGCTTGAAATGGAGAACCCGCTACCGATCATCATGGCGGCCGATATGGACCGTGCCGAACGTGCCGGGCAGCACTCTCTATGGGAAGTTTTTACGACGAGGATGGCGCATAGCAGCCTGGTCGCCATCCTCGTCGCGCTACTGGCGGGTGTCACAAATTTTGTGACACCAACTCCCGCGCAAGCGCATAGCTACGCCATCTCGCGGGCCGACCAGTTTGTCTTATGTAAAGTAAAAAGCACCCCTGGCGGCCAGGTCAAAAACGCTTGCCGGCGCCCCACGTACAGCGCGACCGGGCAAATGGCCGGAAGAACGCAAAATTGA